CGTGGGTCAACATCCTCAAAGGAATTCCGCCCGCGCTTTTGGATGGCAGAAGATTGTCTCTCGTTCCGATGCTGGAAGCCGGAACGGAAATGGTGTTCGGCCCCGAGCTTGGAAGCAAAATCTTAATCGATGAAAGAAATCAATTCACGATTCCTCCCGAAGTCGAGGACGAGCTACTTCATAACGGCTTACCGGTCGAGGTTCACGAGGCCGACGATGACACCAAGCACTTGCAGGACCACATGCGCGCCGCGTCACTGACCGGCGATCCTGCCGGATTATTCAAGGCGCATCTTGTCGCGCACGGTCAGCAGATACAGCGAAAGCGCCAGATGCAAATGTCGCAGCAACAACCGGGGGTACCCGGCAGTCCTGGCGGCGCAGGCCAGCCCGGCGCTGCTGGAACTCCGAGGCCCGGAGTCGTACCGGCCGGCCCGCCAAAGGGGCCACAACAACCGCCGGGCATGGTGCATCCTGATAGCGTCATGGACCCGATGGCGCAGGGGCGCGGATGAAACTCCCTGCGCCGTCCTTTCTCGGCGTCCGCGTAGTCGTGGACTTGGATTCCTGTTGGATGGCAGCAAGTCGCGGGTATCTATGGTGGAAACGCATTGTTGTCGGTCCCGCGTTTTTGCGCCTAACGTTGCCAGAGCAGAATGCGGTGCTGTCGCACGAAGCCTGTCACTGCAAGCGCTTTCATTTAGAGCGCCGCTTGTTCAGCCTGCCCTTGTTGTTCCTGAATCCATGTCTCTCGCAGCGCATCGCAGTTTCACACGAGTTCGAGGCCGATGCGTTCGCCGCGCGCCGCGGATTGGGGCCTGAACTGTTGTCCGTCCTCAGGAAACTTCCGCACGGAGGCAACTTTTATCCATCCCGCAAAGAGCGCGAGGAAGCCTTGAAACGAATCATTGGAGAGCAATCATGATTAGACAATTTCTGACGCTTGGCATCGGCGCGTCCCAAGCAACGATCACCGGCACCCGGCGCGCGATGGGTTACACGCAAATCCTGAATGCAACCCTTGCCGCATCCACCGGCATCGTCATGCCGAACCCAACGAACTTTCCGAGCTTAGTGGTGGGCTACGCGGTCATCCAGTCGAACGGCGGCGCGGTGCGCTGGCGCGACGATGGCGCGGCACCTACGGCAACGGTCGGAATGCTGATCCCGCTCGGGGGAGAACTTGATTACGCAGGCGATGTCGCCGCGCTGCGCTTCATCTCGTCCTCGGGCACGCCGATTTTGGACGTAACCGTTTACGCGTAGACCGTGGATCGTCACAACATAGCGAGTGTGGCAAGCGGCGGGCCGTATAACCGCGCCGACATCCGCACCGTCAATATCGGCGGCTTTGGCCCCGCAGGCGGCGGGGGAGCGGCGACTTCCTTCAACCTGCCGCTAAACGATTTGGGTAACGGCATCGTCAACACGGTTCCGGCGCAGTCAGCGGGCTCGCCTGTCGCCACCTTCACCCGCGCATCGGTCGCATGGACAAAGCTCGCAAGCGGCCTGTGGGGTCAGGTTGCGACTGGCATTGCGCGATCGCACTACCTCGGACGCGATACCGGTGTAGGCGCATATGGCGGCTACTTGGCGGAACCGACTGGCGTGCAATTGATCCCGACGACGGCCGCAATCCGCGATATGCGCGATGCCTCATGGGTCGCGGTCGGTATCACGCCCACGCTCACGGCAACGGGCATCGATGGCGTGCCGAATGCCTGCACCACGCTCACATGCACCGCGCCCAATGGCACCATTCTGCAAACGCTTGTCGCCGCGGCAAGCTCGCGCACGAATAGCGCGTTCGTGCGGCGCAGGACTGGCGGCGGGACGATTCTGCTCAAACAGGGAACGGCTACAACCGACATCACAGCGAGCCTATCCAGCGTAATCTTCACTCGACCGCAGTTGAACGACAATGAGCTTAACGTCGCCTATGGCTTTCAGATGGCGACGAGCGGCGATCAGATCGATGTGGACATCAACCAGTTCGAGGCGCTGCCTGCTGCCACCTTCGCCTCGAGCCCGATGGCGAGCACAGGTGCGGCTCGCGCGCCAGATGTACTGAGCTACCCGACTCTTGGAAATGTCGATTTGACGCTAGGTACCGCTTATATTGAACTCTCGACCAACTGGAGTGTAGCCAACGGCGATACATATGCGCTCTCGGCAACGGACAACGGACGTTTTTTCTACGTTGCAGGCAGTAATCAGTCTACCACTATGAACGGATTTGACGGAACAAACATTGTCGCCATAGGCGCTATATTGACCGATATGAACGGCGTGGTGCGAAAGCGTGCGCGCTCCTGGGGTCCGTCCGGTCAAAAACTGACCGGCGATGGGCTTGCCCCGGCATCAGCGGCGTTCGATGGCGTCCTCGGCGCTGGCCCGAATCTTGACATATTACATAGGACTGGAACGAGCCAGTGGAACGGTTGCGCAAAAGGAATTAGAATTTTTCCGACTCAGATTTCTACTGCTGCACTGCAAGCCATAACCGCATAATGACCAAGCGCGAACCGGGCGAGCGCAGCCTCACCTAACTATTTACGATAAGGAGATCACGATGCCGCAAATCACACTGACAGCGACCGCAGGCCAAGCCGCAGCCGTGCAGCACGATGTTGGCAAGGCGCTGAATCTCGGACGCGATGCGACGCTCGCGGAAGTCACGCAGTACGCAAGGGATCAGTTTGAAGCCCTTCACAGACAAATCACGATCAACGAAGCGAACGCGGCGCTGGTGCTCACGCCGCTGAATTTGACGTAGGAGGAAATGATGGAAAATGCACCGGGATTGACAACTGGCGCTGAATCTGGGCAAAATGCCGACGCTGCGTCATCTAGCGGCGCATCCCTACCGGCCCCCGGCGCCGAAGACCAAGCCGGCGCACCCGCCACGACGGAAGACCTCGCGCAAAACGCAGCAGAGACTACCGAGCAGCAGGAAGCTCGGAAGCAGTCCGCATTCCAGCGTAGGCTAGACCGGCAACGCACCGCCCGTGTCGCAGCCGAAACCGAAGTCAGGCTACTCCGAGAGCAGAACCAGCGGCTCGAAGCGCAGTCTCGGCCGGCGCAGGAAATAGGCGAACCGAAGCGCGAACAGTTCGAGGACTACGAAACCTACCTGCGCGCCGTCTTGCGGTACGACGCGGCGCAGGTGGCGAATCAAAGCCTTCAGAGCGAACGCCAGGCGCGCCAGCAAGCAGAACAGCAGGGCCGCGAGGTAGCGAGCACGCAAAAGCTCGCCGCCGACTGGCAAGCGCGGGAAGCCGCGTTTCAGGCCGCAACGAAGGATTATGCGAGCGTCGTCTCCGCGTACGTTGAGGAAGGGCTGCCCGACCTCTCCGGCGCCGCGCGAAGGGCGATCGTGGAATCCGAAGTAGGACCGGCGCTCTTGCACCATCTTGCGAAAAACCCTGACGTGGCCGAGCGGATTACGGACCTCTCTCCGCTGCGGCAAGTGGCCGAACTCGGCAAACTGGAAACCAGCCTAGCGAGCCCGGCCGGGAAGAAAGGAACCAACGCACCGGCGCCGCCCTCGCCGTTAAACGGCGGGCGCAGCATCTCCCGAGAACTCTCCGGGGATATGAGCCAGAAAGAGTACGAAGCGCTACGCGCGAAGCAAGGCGCGCGATGGGCGCGAAGATGAAATAGGGGCGCGGGGCATCGCAGGGATGCGACCTCCGCGCTAAAACGTGAGTAAGGCTACCGCCGCGAGGCGTCGCTGGAAGGAATCGCAAGATGTCCAACGTTCTTGTCACATCGTCTCTGGTGGCGAAAGAGGCGCTCGCCGTCCTGAAAAACATGCTGTCCTTTGCCGCTGCGGTCAACCGCGACTATGAGGACGAATATGCATCGAACATGAGTCGCGGCTACGCGCCAGGGGCGACGATCAACATCAAGCGTCCGCCTCGCTACACCTACCGCGCGGGCAGAGTCGCAGCGCCCCAGACCACGGTGGAAACGACAATTCCGCTGACGGTCTCGCAGGGCGGCTGCGATATTTTCTTCAACTCGTTCGAGCGCACGCTGTCGCTCACACAGTTCGAGAAAAAAGTGCGCGCTGCGATGGCGCCGGTTGCGAACGAAATCGACCGCCAGGGCTTGCAGCTCGCGCACTTCTCAACATTCAACACGCTGAATCCGACCGGCGCACTGCCGACGACGCAGGCGCTCGCAATCAACGCGCTCACGTCGATCAATCAGCGGCTGGACGAAATGGCGGCGCCCGTGAAAGATGGCAATCGCAACATCGTGATGAATCCGGCGCTCAACGGCGCCATGATTCAAGGCTTCGCGGGCCTATTCAACATGGCCGAGAAAATCTCAGGCCAATACCGCACCGGTTACATGCAGGACTCGTTCGGCATTCATCCTGCGATGGATCAGAACGTCGATGTGCATACGAACGGCGCGGGCACCGCGTCCAACATCAACGGCGCGAATCAGGTCGGATCAGCGATCACGGTGGCGGCGACTGGCGCAGGCACGATTACGCGCGGCACCACGATCACGCTGCCCGGCGTATTTGCGGTCAACCCGCAGTCGCGCACGTCAACCGGCACGCTCGCCAATTTCGTGATTACGGCGGACGTGGCGCAGGGCGCGGTATCGCTGCCGATCAGCCCGGCAATCGTGACCTCGGGGCCGTTCCAAAATGTCACGGCTTCACCGACTACGGCGCAGCCGTTCGTGATTCTCGGGGCCGCCAGCACGGCGTACAGCACGAATATCGGGTTCCATCAGGATGCGTTCACGTTGGCGATGGTTCAAATGTGGGAACCACCGGCCAATGGTGTGATGTCGGTAAAACAAGTTTCTGACGACGGATTCCGTCTGCGCGTGCTGGAATATTACGATGGAACCCAGGACATTGCGAATATGCGGATAGATGTTTTATTCGGATTTGCAGCAACTTACAGCGAGTTGTCGGTGAAGTACCTGACGATCCCGTAACGTGCGCTCAAATCGTACAACCCGGATGATATTTGCGTTTTGCGGCGAGATATGCCGCAGAGGCTTCCTCGGCTGTCTCAAATCTACCAAGATGCTTTTTCTTGCCGCCGACACGTATCGCCGCATGCCATTTTTTCTTTTCCTTGTCCCAATGGACGCCAAGGAAACCGGATTTGTTATGCGGGCGCGGAGCGCGTTCGTTCTGCCGATTTACCAGCGTCGTTACGTCGCGCAAGTTGTCGATGCCGTCACCGGCTTCCTTGCCGTGCTTGTGGTCAATTTCTCCGCTCGGCCAAACACCATGCACGTACAGCCAAGCAAGTCTGTGAGACTCGTAGCGAATGAAGTCGATTCGGATTGCACGGTATCCGTCCGGCATCGTGCTACCGGCGACGTTCCCGGCTTTCGCGCGCCAGCCTTTATCGACGCGCCACGTGAAAACCCCGGTCTTTGGGTTGTAGTGCAGGATTTCTTTCAACCGCTCTTGCGTCAGGGTAGACTCGCGCTTGCTCATGCTGTTGCCCTCTACGGCAATGGGATGGGAAGTGGCGCTCAAGGGGTCACGTCCTTGGGCGCTGCGATCAGCATAGCATAAAGGACAATCATGACAATCAAGCTCTTGAAGGAATATGACGGCTATGCTGTGGGAACGCTGCTCACGCTGCCCGAGTCGAAGGAATCAGAACTGGTCGGAAAACAAATCGCCTCCGTCGCACCGCCGCAGCCTCCAGGCATGCCGCCGCCTGAGCGCAAGGCTGTTCCGCTACCGCCGCCGAAGCCGCTCACTGTTCCCGAATCACTCGGCGCGTTGCGCGCACACGTCGTATCCCTACGCAATCAACTCGCGCGCGGATCGAAAAGCGACATCGACGCAATCGGCGCGCACCTGACCGATCTTGTCGCATGGATCGACGCCGTGATCGACGACAAGCACCACAATCCGGGCTCAATTGCGACGATCGCGATTGATCCGGTTGCGGCGCATGCGGCCGATGTGAAGGCCGAAAAGGATCGAGTCGCCGCGGAAAAAGCCGAGAACCACACGTAATCGCCAACGAAAAGGAAAAGGAATCACATCATGGTGCTTTTGAATCGCGCGTATGGCGGCTATGTCTCGGGGACGATTGTTGAACTGCCGGCAGACACGGAAGCCGCGCTGATCGCGCAAGGGCTTGCGGTCACGAACGCGGGGCCGGCGACATCCGGTGCAGTATCGACCACGTACAATAGTGGCACCGTCACGGTTGCCATTGGCGCAGCGTCCGTTGTCGTGACCAATCCGCAATGCACAGTGAGCAGCAAAGTCTGCGCCTATGTCTCGCAGGCGGCGGCAGACGGCACGCTGTTGCGCGTGGAGCGCATCGTGTGCGCGGCGGGATCGTTCACGATCTTTGGCACGGCAAATGCGACCGCGGCCACGGCGATTGATTGGATACTTTTCCCCGCACCGGGCGGCGTGTAATCTCGCGCCATGATCGCCAATGCCGAGCGCAACCGCCCTGCAATACATCGAGGATGCGCTCGGACTGACTTCCTCCCTCGGCACAGATCAGACGCTCACTTTTGACGAGACGTCCGACTGCCTGCGCAAGTTCAACCAGCTCCTCGATTCGTGGTCGGCGCAAAATCTCGCGGTCTACGGCACGGCGAATCAGACCTTCAACAGCGTCGCCAATCTAGCGACGTATCCCATCGGCCCCGGTTCCACGTGGAACGCAGATCGCCCGCAGCGCATCTGGGAGCCCGCGTACACCGTCATCAACGGCGCCACGTTCGCCTGTACGATGATGACGCAGGCTGAATACAACATGGTCGGCGTGAAGGATCAGCCCGGCCAGTTTCCGCTGCGTTACTTGTTCGTGAATACCTTTCCCGCAGCGTCGATTACTTTATGGCCGGTTCCTGATTCGATCGTACCAATCACTTTTTCAATAGATCGCCTGCTAACGCAAATCGCCGCAGTCGGCACAACCATATCGTTTCCCCCAGGATACAGCGACGCCTTCGTTTATAACCTCGCGCTGCGTCTCGCGCCGCTATTTGGGAAGCGCCTGTCCAACTTTCCAGATGTAGTCGAAGGCGCGCGCGAATCGCTCGGCATCGTGAAACGATCAAATCGCAAGCCGCGCGTGCTGCAATTGGATGCAGCGATCGTCGGGCTTGGCGGGCGCCGCGGGTGGTTGGGGCCAAACGGGTGGGGCGGATAGCATGCCGCGTATCCCATTGCTCGGCTTGGGGCAGTTGGCAAGATCGAATTTTGTCACCGCGAACAGCATCCAAAACCTAGCGGTAGAGTCCAGACCGCAAGGCGAAAAGAGCATCCTCGTTGCGTTCTCGACACCGGGCCTGCGCCTATTCGCAGACTTCGGCCCGATGCCCGTTCGCGGCGGCATCGCGTTCGAGGAATTGGACGTGTGCTTCGTCGTTCATCTCGGCAACCTGTACGAAGTGAATAATGTTGGCGTGGCGACGGCGCGCGGCATGTTGCTGACGACTCAAGGCCGCATCGGCATGTCGCATAACACGGCGCAGGTCATGATCGTGGATGGCACGGCGGGCTACATCTACAACACCGTGACGCATGCATTCGCGCAGATTACGGACCCTGATTTTCCGGCGAATCCTGCGACTGTCACCTATCTGGGGCGCCGCTTCGTCGTCAGCATTCAGGACTCCAGCCGCTTCCAGGTCTCTGACATTGACGACGGCCTTTCGTGGGATGCGCTCAACTTTGCGAACGCCGAAGTGAGCCCGGATCAAATCGTGCGCGCCTACGCGAGCAACGGGCAACTGATCCTGCCGGGCTATCTCGTCACGGAATTCTGGGGCAACTCTGGCACCGCGGATTTCCCGTTCTCGCAGTTGCAGGGCACGGCGAACGAATGGGGTCTCGCCGCGCGCTACAGCATTGCGCGCTTCGACAACACGTTCTGTATGTTGGTCCAAAACAGAATGGGCCAAGTGATGATCGGAAAGATGAACGGTTATCTGCCTGAAAAAATCTCGTCTCAGGATATGGATTTCGTCATCAACCAGTACGCCGTGACGACGGATGCAAGCGCACTTTCCTACATGTGCAACGGGCACCCGATGTACCAGATCAACTTCCCGAGCGTGCCGGCATCGTGGCTGTATGACGGCTCGCAGAATCCGGGGCAATGGTCGAAGGTCAAGAGCTTCGGCATTGCGCGGCATCTGGCCGAATTCGGCTTCACGCTGCTTGGCCAGCAGATCGTTGGCGATTTCTCGACCGGGCGTCTGCATCGGCTCGATTGCAACGCACTCACCGACAACGGCGCGTCAATCGAGCGCGAGATCGTCAGCGAGACGGTAGCGAATCCGGGCTTGGAGTACCTGCAAGCCGATTGTTTGCGAATCGATATGGAAGTCGGCAGCGGCACGGCAACGGGGCAAGGGTCGAATCCGCAGATTGGCCTATCCGTATCGCGCGATAACGGCAAGACCTGGGGCGCGCAGATGTGGAAGACGATGGGCGCGATCGGGCAATTTCGCACGCGCGTTGAATGGCGCAGGCTTGGAACGGCGCGGGCGTTTACGTTCAAACTCACGTGCACGGATCCTGTGCCGTTCGTCGTCGTCAGTGCGACGCTCAACCCGGAAAGCGACTGATGGCGGCACTCATAAACGCGCCCCCCGAAACTCCAGTCGATCGATTGGACGATGACGGTTCCATGCTCGCGGTCAATCCATCGTGGCGCAATTGGTTCGGCGCGGTATTTTTGATCTGCAATGCCATGGTGCAGAGTGGGACTACGGCGCAGCGCCCGGTCAAGCTGCTTTGGGTCGGGCGTTTTTTCATGGACGTAACGATCGGCAAGCCGATTTGGATTGCATCGCTGACGCCTACGGTCTGGGTTACGGCGGACGGCATCCCGGCATAGGGACACATCATGGCTGCAAACACATTCAGCGCGCTGACCAATCCGACGCCCTCGGCGACGATGGGCGGGCTTATTCTGCCGGGGGCGCAGCCTGATCTTGCAAGCCTGCTCGCAAAGAACATCTACGGCGTGGGGTACTCGCCGGGCTACACTTACGACGCCGACGGCACGGTAACAGGATACGACCCATCGAAGAACACGCCGACGAACGACCCGCGCATCGCGCAACTTGTGCAGATGATTCATGGCGCAGCCGGGCCGGGCTATGTTCCGGACGCTGCGACACTGAAAAAGATCAACGATCTGACCACGCAGCAGTACCAGCGTAGCGGCGGCATCGCTAGCGCAGGGAACACCCCTGCGACCATCTTCAAGCTGATTAGCTCGACCGACCCGAAGTTGCAGCAAGCGTACCAGAACTTTGCAGCTACCCCGCAAGGCGCGCAGTTGGCGCAGCAGGGCCAGCAGGCGCTCGACTATCAAGCGCCTTCCGGCGCGAAGTCTGGGCTGGCCGAGGCGATCAAGGGCATTGGGATAGGTGTCGGACTGCCGGCGGCAGGCGGTGCCGCGTTGGGCGCGTTTGCACCGGCGGCTGCTGTCCCGGCCGCGGCATCGACCAGCGAGGCACTGCTTGGGCCTGCCACGGGCTTCGTTCCATCCGGTTTGACCACGGGCGCTGGCGCCACAGCGGCGCAAGGCGCAGCCGGCGGGTTCTCGGTCATACCAGGCTCGACCTCGCTCGGCGGGGCGCTAGAGGCTGCGGTCGGGAACGCGGCGGGGCAATCTCTCATTCCAGGTTCGCTCGCCACCGCGGGGGCAATGGGTGCTCCTGCGCTCTCCCCTGCGCTCCAGGCGCTTCTCGCGGGCGGCACCGGCGCCGCTGTTGCTGGTTTGGCGCCGGCGGCTGTTCCGAGCGTCGCGCCAGTGGCTCCTGCGCCCGTTGCTCCGCCGGTCACGCCTACACCCGGCTTTCAACTGCCGCCGGGCTTCAATCAAGCGGCGCAGCTCGCCAGCGCTGGCGCGGCGGCAAAGGCGTTGCTCGGAAGTGCCGGCAGCAACGAATCCGGCCAGTCTTTCGACGCTTTCGGCAATCCGTTCAGCAATCCGGCGGACGCCGCCGCGACCGATGCAGCAAACAACGCCGGCGCGACCACGCCGCAGAGCCAGGCGGCCGAGGCCGGCGGGCAGGCGCTCAGTCCGGGAGGGTTCAACGGCACCGGCGCGACTGTCGATCCTTCGACCGGCTTGCCGATCAGGATCGGGAACACTTCCAGTGCGGGCGACGCGCTGAACCGCATCGTCAACGGCACTGGCACGCCGGGCGATTACCTGACGCTTGGCATTCCAGCCAGCGGGGCATTGGCGAGCCTTCTGGCCGGCGCGAATGCGAGCAATGCCAGCAGCAAGGCAGCCGATGCGCAGCTCCAGGCGGCCCAGGCAGCGATCGCCGAGCAGCGCAGGCAGTTCGACGTGACGCAGGCGAACAACGCGCCATTCCTTGCTACGGGCACAGCGGCCAATGCGCGCCTGTCGCAATTGCTCGGCACGGCGCCGGGCTACACCGGTTCGGACGCGGGCTCGCTGACGAAGCCGTTCACCTCGGCGGACTTGAACGCGGATCCGGTCTACAACTCCGGGCTCCAGTTCGGGCTGGATCAGGGCACAAAGGCGATCAACGCGCGGGCGATCGCCGGCGGCAATTACGACTCCGGTGCGACCTTGAAGGCTTTGACGCAGTTCGGGAACGACTACGGCTCGACCAAGGCGAATGACGCCTTTAATCGGTTCCAGACCACGCAGGGGAACACGTTCAACCGGCTGAGCGGGGTTTCTGGGGCCGGCCAGACCGCAGTTGGGCAGGTAGCGCAGGCAGGGCAGGCGGCGACGAACAATATCACCGGCTCGATCGCGGACGCTGGCAACGCGCGGGCAGCCGGCATCGCCGGCGGGGCAAACGCTGTCACCGGGGCCGCCGGCAACATCAACTCGCTGGCGAACAATTTCAGCAGCAATGCGACGCTGCAGGCACTTTTGAGGCAGCGGCAACCGACATACTTTGCGAACGGGTGATTCCATGGCGCTCGACCCTTCAATAATTTTGGGCGTTCAGAGTCCGAAATTGCAGCTAAACGACCCGATCGAGACTTATACCAAGGGCGCGACACTCCAGGCGCTGCTCGGACAGCATGACTTGCAGGGTATCCAGCTTCAAAGCGCGCAACAGGGGTTATCGGACGACGCTGCCACGCGCGAGGCTTACCGGCAATCCGGCGGCGACCTGGGCACGCTGCGGGCGCTCTTGTCGAAGGGCGGTCAGTACAAGGAAGTGCAGGCAATCGACAAGTTGCTGCTCGATAACTCATTCAAGCAGTCGGAAATCGCCAAAAACACGGCAGATGTGCCGAAAATCCAGCAAGAGGCGCTCTCCAAGGCAGATACGTTATATCGCGATGCGTTCGGCACCGTCGCAAACCCGCAAGAGGCGGCGCAGTTGATTACGGCCGGATTCAATCACCCGCTCCTCGGGCCGAAACTGCAAATGAATGGCTCGCTTCAAGATCATTTACAGCGGATTCCGCAGGACGCGGCTAAGTTCGATGAATGGAAGCAACTCATGAGCCCGGAATACGCCAAGTCGAAGCAAGCAGCGGCGACGCTCGCGGAAACTGCGCGCGGGCACACTTTGACGGCGCAAACAGCGAAAGCCGGACAGGATGTGACATTGCGCGGACAGAATTTGGTGGATGCGCGCACGCGCGAACGGCTCGCCTACGATCAGGCGCAGCCAAAGGGCCAAGTAGTACCGACTGAGCAGGGGCTTATGCTCGCCGACCCTCGGGCCGCAACAGCGCAGCCCATGCTGGGGCCTGACGGCCAGCCGCTTGAACGGCCGCTAAAGGCGATTCCGCCGAGCGCGAATACCGGCATCCTGGAGAACGCGAACAATCTGCGCCGGGCCGAGCAGGCGCTGGCGCTGGTTGAGGGAAAGACTGTCAACACGGCGAAGGGCAGCACCACGGCGACCGGGTTCAAGGGCTATCTGCCGGGTGCGATCCTGAACCGCACTGACCCGACCGGCGTCGAAACGCGGGCCGCGATCGCCGACCTCGGCAGCCTGATTATCCACGAACGCAGCGGGGCGGCGGTCACGGCCAGCGAGTCGCCGCGACTGGTGCCGTTCATCCCCCAGGTGACCGACGATCATGCGACCGTGGTCAAGAAGCTGCGCCGATTCACTGAAATCTACCGGGACATGGCGAAAAACTTGGACGAGACCTATTCCAAGGATCAGGGATACCGGCCGAATCCGGTATCGGCGCGGGGTGCCGGGGCCGGAATCGATCCTGCCAGCCTTTCGGATGCCGAACTGATGCGCGAGCTAGCGAAAAGCAGGGCAAAGTAGTGGATCCTTTAGCGCTCATGGTTGAAGCAAACCGGCGCGGGTTGCTGCCTGAGGATCAGAAAATGCTGCTTGAGGAAGCACATAGGCGCGGTTTGCTCGAAGCGGTATCGGATACGCCGACTTGGAAAAAGGGCCTGGTCGCGCTCGGACGCGGCATGACTGACATAGGGCAGGGTGCGCAGCAACTTGTTCGAAGCGGGATCGAAGCGCTGCCAGGTGTTCCACGTGGCGCAGCCGGGGCCGAGGATTACAACGCGAAAGTCGCCGAGGAATTGCGCCTGTTTAAGCCGTTTGAGGAAACCGTATCGGGTTCGTCTATCGGGCGCGCGGTCGGGGCTGCATTGCCTACGTTGGCACTGCCTGTCGGAACGGCGGCGCGCGGCGCCGGCGCGGTCATATCCAAGTTGGCGCCTACGGCAGGGGCGCGGGTTGCCGGGAGCGTTGCTGCCGATGCTGCTTTGACCGGCGCCGGCCAGGGTGCGCTCATGGCTACCGATACAGGCGAAACGCACCTTGGCGGGGCGGCCGCTGGCGCTGCTGGCGGGGTTGCTGCGGTAGGCGCCCTGAATGTTGCCGGCAGAGTCGCTACGCCTGCAATACGGGCCTTGGCAAACAGGATCAACCCGCAAGCACCGATCGCGGCCGGTATGACGACTGGCGCACCTGGAATGTCGCCTGAACTGACTGCGGCGGTCATTCGCGCGTTGGAAAAGGAAGGGATCGACGTGCCAAGTCTTACCGCCGATGCGCGCGCCCGGATCGCTGCAATGGCAGCAGATACCGTGCAGGGCAATCCGGTGACGGCGAAGGAGCTAGCGCGCGCTGCGCGTTTGCAATCGCTTCCTGTACCCATTCAGGGAACGAAGGGGCAACTGTCAAAGGATTTCGCGCAGAATCAACTTGAGCAGAGCTTGGCAAAAAGCACCTCGGCCGGGGCGCCCATTCGGGAAGCATTTGCGACGCAAGACGAAAAACTGATCGAGAACTTGGATAAGTTTCGCGGTCAGACAGGTGCAAACATCGCAACCGAAGGCGATATGGGGCGCAGCGTGGATGCCGCGTTGCGGGCCCGGATCAAAAAGTCCAACGCAAATATCGGCGCATTGTATCGGGAAGCGGAAAAGACTGGCGAGACGCTGGCGCCCGTAGACGCTCAACCGCTTGTCGATTGGCTCGCCGCGAATGAATCAAATGCCGTAGCGGCGCCAGCAATTGACGCCATCAAGAATAATCTGTTGAAGATTGGCGCAATTGAAGTGGACAAGGCAGGGGCCATCATTGCGAAGGCATCGAGGCCGCAGACGGCGCCCGAGTCAATATCCCAGGCAGTCAGAAAGATTGGCGGGCTTAAGCGTGCAGAGCGGCCGGATATTACCGGCGGGCACAAGGGAAACGATACGCTATTCACGAAGGACGGCATCGCGATTGACCAGATGGTGCCGCGCCTTAGAGAGCGTGGATTCGACATCAACGAAATGGATGTAGACGGAGGCGTGCAACAGTTACGCGATATGCTCGCCGACGAAATAAGCGGGCGCGCAAAGCATTTTCCGATTGGTTCAGAGGGCGCGCGCGCACGTACCGGGGTGCCTGATGAAGCGGCATTCCAAGATATCATGCGTCAGTACAACACCGCCTCGTCAGAGAATTCCAAAGCCTTCAATTTCAACGATAAGGACCCAGGTTTTATAAGTGAGCAAAAGTGGCTCGACGACTGGCGGGATGCACAAGTCCAGGCGTTAAAAGCGGCATCAAAACCGCAAAATGTGCTCGGGATTGAGCCCCGCAAGTTCGTAGCGAAGCCAGTCACAATCAATGATCTGGAAAATATTCGCAAAGCCGCGGTCAACTTGGGCGACGCGAGCAGCAACGGGCATTACATGAGCGAAGTAAAAAAAGTCATCGACGGCATGACGGAAGGCGTCGGCGGCGAAGCGTATCAGGCCGCGCGCTCGGCACGCCTGCAACACGCTCTGCAATTCGAGGAACCTGGCGTGATTCAGAACGTCGTCGGCATGAAGTCGCGCACTGACCGCGCCGTGCCTTTCGAGGACGTTTTCAAAAAGACGGTTATCAATGGCTCGATTGATGATCTGAAGCTGCTCAAGCGCACGCTCATCGCGAACGATCCGGCAACGCGCGAGGCCGGTGTGCAGGCGTTAAAGGATATGCGGGGGCAAGCGATTCAATACCTGAAAGACGCGGCGACGAACAACGCTTATGAGACAACAAGCGAGGCTGCGTTGCGGCGCGCGTACAATCAGATCGGGCCTGAGAAAATGCAAGAGCTGTTTGGTGGGAACGTCGCCAAGCAATTCGCCAATTTTCTCGAAGCGGTCAAGGATTTGAAAGTTCCGCCGAAGGGAACATTCAATCCGAGCGGGACGGCGGGAGAGCTCGTGAACTGGGTCGATCGCATTCTCGGCTTTGTGCCAGGCGGCGGCATTGTCAAGGCGGGCGTCAAGGGGGCTGCGAAGTTGGCAGAGTCGGCGAAGGCGTCCGGACAAGCGGCAGCGGCGGTAAATCCGATTGATCCAGCGGCAAACGCTTCTGCGACATTGGCGCAGCAAAATGAACGAGTGCGGGCGCTGCTCGATTCGCCTACCGCGCGGAAGTTGAAAGGACGTGCTGCTGCGTTGATCGCTGCCGGCGCAGCCGGTCAATGATGTTTTCGGTACAGCGCATCCTTGATCTTTCCGCGCGGGATTGCTGGCCGTAAAAGCGCGGCAATCAGTGAGGCGGCGCCCCAAACTATCAAGTACGCAAACGGCCGAACGAATGCTGCCAGCGCAAACGACATAAACGGAGAATAGCACAGATGCCCGCAGTCAATCCGTCACCCTTCGGCGTGAAGCCTCAATTCGTGCTTGCAAGCGGTTTGCCTGCGGTGGGCAATCTTTTATTTACATACGTTGCAGGCAGTGTTGGAACGATGCAGCCAAGCTATACTGACGCGAGCGGGGCGGCCGCTAATCCAAATCCGATTCTGCTGAATGCGCTCGGAGAAACCCCTAACGAATTATGGGTATCGGCGACGCAGAACTATAAATATGTGTTCGCTCCCGCAGGCGATACGAATCCTCCGACTTCGCCAATCTTTACAATAGATAACGTCCCAGGCGCCCCCTCCTCGAACGTTGTCGCATCCGAATGGGTCGATTCCGGCCTGACGCCTACCTTCGCATCGGCCACGTCGTTCACGGTGCCGGGCGATCAGACCTCCATTTTCCAATTGCAGCGCAGGGTCAAGACGACGAACGCGGGCGGCACGATTTACAGCACCATCGTCGGGAGCGTGTTTGGCGCTGGCGTGACTACAGTAACGGTAGTCAACGACGCGGGCGTGCTCGATGTGGGCTTGTCCTCAGTCGCCTACGGATTCATATCGGTTATCAATACGTCGCTGCCCGCATTCCCGAGATTTGCCGATGGGGAAGTGCCGGTAGGCGTGATTAACGGCGTTGGAGCAGTCGGCAATGTGGTATTCTCGCTTGCTCATACGCCGAGTCCAGCCGCAAGTCTGCGCATTTTCCACCGCGATGGGCCGCCCTTTTTTGTGGGCGTCGATTTCAATCTCGTCGGCAATATCATCACATTTCTAGCAGCGAGCACGCCTCAAACTGGCGACTTGCTGAGTGCTTTTTACCGCTTCTAAGGATTGCCATGAGAATGATTCTCGCCGCGCTCGCTCTTTTCGCCTCTGTCGCGGTCGGTGCGCCCGTCAGTCCGTTTGGCGGCGGCACGGGCAAAGCAAATCCGAATACGAGCATTGTCACCGTGGCCGGGCCTTTGACCACGGTCGGAAACTTCCTGACGACTCTGACGATCACCGCGCCGACTTCGATCACGCTTCCTACCAGCGGCACGCTCGCAACAACGGCGCAAATCACTGGTGGTACGCTTGCAGGTAGTTTTACTACGCTTTCTGCCAGCACCTTATTTACGACTCCAGGCACCGCGTTCACCGCGTGGACTTCGATAGTAGGGGCTTCTTCGTCTTCTGGTGTTGGATTCGGTTCTACATTTATGGGCGTAAATGTCGCACCAACAACGAATGGCAGCAACGCTCCAACTATAAATAATAATAGCGGCGGATTCTCGTCGGCTTCTGCTCTTGTTTTGAACCCTGACACAAATAGCGGCAAGTTAATTCAGTTTTGGGCGGGGCAGGGTGTCGCTGGAACCCCACTAAACAATATCTTGTCAGGTAGTGCCGCAGGAATAACGATAGGCGGCACTCTTTCCTCGACGTCATTTAATGACGACGCAGGCAACCTGATAATCAGTTCGACGAATCCGACGATTGCGAGCGGCTTCGGAACCGGGCCGACTTGCTCGCCTTGCAACAATACGGCGGCGTTCAAAGTCACTGTTGGCACAGGCGGCCTGGACTCAACAGGTGTAATCACCATGCCGGCCGCGCCTGCCGGATGGGCCTGCCACGTTCTAAATCTGACTGACACAAGTACCGCGCACATGCTGCGCATGACGGCCATGAGCACGACTTCGCTGACGGTCACGAACTCGATAATCGGCGGTGGCAATCAGCCATTCGGCGTTGCAAATGTGCTGCTGTTTCAATGCACGGC